TTCATTTCTTTCATCACCTGGTATCATTGTTGAACCAGCTGAATAAAATGTTGGTGTACCGAATGTTGATAACAGTTCTCTTTGTGAACCAATCAAATACGCTTTTCCAACGTTAGCACTTGTAGTACCTACCGCTGTTGAACCTGTAGAACTTGGATCAGCTTTGTCTTGTGCTGAAGCCACTACAAATAATGGTACTGTACCTTGTGCCGCGCCGGCGTAAAACGATTCATCAGTTACTGTAACTGAAACACCCGGTGAAACTAAATCTGGCATTGTAATCTCTCCTTCATAATAACCTGGCAACTATGTTGTTGCCAATATACATTATTTATTCAATGTTGGGTAAAAGAGGGTGGTTTAAGCACCTATATTTTCCCCTTTAAAAGGGCAGTAAATACAAGTATGACAGATAATAGACCATTATGTAGTAAATGTAAGTCAAGACCAAGTGCCTTTAATTACAAAAAAGGTAATAAGACCTATTATCGTAAAATGTGCGATAAATGTATACGTTTAAGCAAAGGTAAAGGTGTTAGTTCTACAGCTACATGGCAACAACATGGTTATAAAAAGAAAGCCATATGTGAAAAGTGTGGCTTTAAAGCCAAGCATCATGCACAATTAGATGTATATCATATTGATGGTGATTTACGAAACAGTGCTATTAACAATTTAAAAACTATATGTGCTAACTGTCAGAGAATTATGACTATGGAAGAATTTAAGTGGCGTCAAGGTGACTTAATGCCTGATGTTTAAAATGTTTGTGTTTCTTTTTTAGCTTTAGACACGTTACTTAAAACTTTTGCTACACTACTTACTTTATCAGTTAACTGTTCTAATGTACCGTTATTTTCAATTATAAAGTCCACTAGCACACCAGTATGATCCCATTCACTTGCATGTATACCAATATCAGCTAATTGTTGTCCAGCAAACGCATCACCATCTTGTGCTTCTTTAGCCAAGCCTGTCCAATGTGGATCATCACCACGTTTTACTCTAATTGTAAATCCACCCATTTGTTTTACAAATGCAAGTTCATTTCTAAAACGACAATCTGTAACAATTGTTGGTTTTTGACCGCCAGCAATGTATCTGTGTTCTAAACTATCTAACCAAATTTTGTGATGAAAAGACTCCCTCATTATTTCTGTGCCAATTAACTGTAATGCTAATCTTGGAGTAAAATTTTTAATTTGTAATTTGTTTGCCCAATAAGGATCAACACATTCTCTAAAGTGCCTACTGCGATCAGTATCACCTTCAAGTGTTTGTCTGGGCCAATTAAATATGTTTGATACAGCATCTTTTAATGGTGCCGCAAATGAATCTCTTTTATATTCGTGTTGTGTTGCTAATATGTCTGCAACAGTATTTTTGCCACTGCCAATCCAGCCTACTAATCCAATAATCAATTTACCACCTCAATTTTAATTGTGTTGCAATATCTTCACTATCAACTTTTACAGTTAATTCATCACAACCAGCATCTTCCCAATGCCAGTCTTTTTCATATTTGTATCCAAGCATACCCATGTAATTTGCTACTCTGGCAACTGCATCAACTTCTCTATAATTGGCATTTAGAGCACCGCCTTCAACACTAGTGCCTGTTGACTGTCCTATGTATTCATCTCTTTTGGAAATTTTATCTATGTCTAAAGTAACTTCAATCATAGTTACTATAGTATAACATTATTGATATCTTGTCAAATGAAATTATCCAATTATTACACCAAGTGGATCACCACCATCTGTGTAATTCCTAATTTCTTCTTCTAATCTATCCATTGCCGCTTGAGCTTCTGCTTTTAAATCAGCACCATTTAATGTTACTCCGCCTTGAGCTCCTGGCAATTGGCCAAATTTAGATCTTGCTTCACCTAACATCATTTTACATTGTGCAAGTGCATATTCTCTTATCCATGACTTTGCGTATGGATCATCTAATAATGTTTCATCTGTACGTTTCATGTAAACTTGCAATAATAATGTTTCTGCATTTCTTGGTCTTCTGATAATTGTTAATTTTTTAGTTACTGTGTCCCAAGTAAAATTAATTTTGTTACCAAACAATCTACCAACTGTTTCTTGATATTGACTGAATGCTTCCCAAGTAGTTAGGCCACCAATTCTACCTGCTTGTAAAAAGTACAAGTTAGTGTAAGCAATTTCAAATGGGTCAACATCAATACCTGACTGTTGATCAGATCCTAAAGCACGTCTAAATGTTTCACGTACTTCAATAACTTCATTTGGTAATGTATATTCATTTATGTCTTTTTGTATTTGCAAAAATAAAGTTGCTTCTTCATTAGCATTTGATGATCTTTGTCTAAATCTATCAAAAGACATGTCCAAACCTTGATTATAATGTTTTGGATCAAGCTCAACATCAACCATACCATCACCTAGTAGGTTACGTATATCTTCAATAATTTTGTCTCTATTTGATTTCTCTTTGGCCATTTTAATATCCTATACTTGTATTTATTTTATTATTGAAAAATACGGAGTAGTATAGTTTCCTTGTTTAATCTTCCGTTAAGTTTAGTTTCGGTTGTAGATAGTGCGTTAAAGGTGTTCTTAATCGCTTGTAAACCCCCCGTATTTAGCTTTTCCAGTACTTCTTGGGGTTTACGTACTGTTTTCTGTAAACCAGTGTTTAAATCGTAATTTAACAGGGTTGTGCCTTTGAGTGTTAATCCATGATGTTTATGAGTAGCTTCATATATACCTAATTTCCTATTTTTAGTATTGAATACTACCACTGCTGTACATCCTGGCAAATTAATAGGTAGTTCAGATACTAATTTTAGATCTTTATCTTCTGCTTTATATTTGACTTTGGCCGCCATTTTTTCTTTTGAAGGTGGCTTATACTTACGTGGCTTACGTTGTTTCTTTTTGTTTGCTTCCCATAATTCACAATCTTTATATACACGTTCCCACCATGCAATATGCTGTTTCATTTCAACTTTTGAATATGAATCAAAACTTTCCACATAGTCTTGCTGTTCATCTGTACGATCTTTTGGTTTAATATCTCTGTATTTTAAACCCTTTGATTGCTCATCAATGTACGTATCTATATGTGGTTTAATCATTTTCATAAATGCACCAGGTATATCATTAGCAAGAAAATAATGATATGCTTTAAACTTTTTAGGATCTTCATTTCTTGCCCATACATTTTCAAAAGCATCATCAATATCGCCTATGATGTACATCATTCGTCTACGCATACGATCTTGTATTGAAGGTTTTTTGGGCTTTTCTTCAACTGGCTCTGGTTCAGTAGATTCTTCTACAATCGGCTTTTCTTCTACAGGTTGTTCAGCTACTTGTGGCACTGTTTCAGTGCGATTTTCATCTAAACGCCTTAAGAAATCTGGAATATCCAGCAATTTATCATGTTTCAATTTTTTCTCATCCATACTGCTATATATACATCATTATACATAATTCACGAGTTTTGTCAATCTTTGATTGAATAAATACTTACATAAAAGGATTTAGATATGCCACGACTCAGCTTATGGAAACCACAAAAAGGTAATGATTACAAAATGATAGATCGTGTGATCCGCGAACATTTTAATGTTGGCGGCACTGGTGTATTCATACACAAATACCTTGGTCCACATGCTCAAGCAAACAGCACAGATAGTACACAACCTGACAATTCTGTGGTACGTCCTAACAACATACAAGACTTGCTATTCTTAGAAAATAGAGATCGTAAGTATGATGCTGACGTTTATGATATGCGTGGTGTATATCAGGTACAAGATTCAGATTTTGATCTAACACAATTTGGTGCGTTTTTATCTAATGACACTATCTATATGACTTTTCATTTAAATGAAATGATTGACACACTAGGTAGAAAATTAATGAGTGGTGATGTTTTAGAATTACCACATCAACGTGATGACACTATGTTAGACATGGCACGTTTAGAGTTTACCACAAAGCCAGCAAAAAAATTTAGAAAAGGTGAAACTGTCACTGGTGCAACAAGTGGTACGACTGCTACCGTGGTAAATTATAATCACAATGCAAAAGTTTTAAGAATGGTTACTGACGGTGACTTTACAGTTGGTGAAACTATTACTGGTACATCAAGTACAGCCGTTGGTGAAGTTTCAGCTTACTATCCAGAAGGACCACAAGCAATTAATAGATATTATGTTATTGAAGATGCCGCAAGAGGTAGCGAAGGCTATTCTCCAACTTGGTATCCACATATTTGGAGAGTTAAATGTACTCCGTTAGTAGACAGTCCAGAGTTTTCAGATATACTTGGCACTGGTGAACAAAAAGATGATTTACGAAATTTAATTTCTACATATCAATCAGATATTGATATAGGTGATGCAATTGTTAATCAAGCACAAACAGAAGTTCCTAAAAAAGGATATGAAACTGCACATCTATATGTAAACAAAGCTGACCAATATATTCCTGGTAACGTTTATGGACACTGGCAAACAAACACAGCGTCATTTAAACTTTACGAATCAACAGAAACAAATTGGCAGACATTTGATTACTTTGTAAGTTCAACGGCACCAACTGCTAATTATAAAAACGGTGACTATTGGTTAGACACAGCAAACACCAACTGGGGACTTTATGTTGGTAATGGTACTGTGTGGAACAGCCAAGCTGTATCAGTAGTTGACTCAGCAAACATTGATGGCAGTACTAAAACACCAATATCATCATATGTACCTTCAAGTGATTATGCTGTAGTAGTTTCAGATAGAAACGTTGGTGCAACGTATTTCAAAAAAGTTGCAAATGGTTCGTGGGTAAAAATTGCAACTGATTCAACTACAGTAGGTTTACTTGGTGTTGATGTTGCTATTGGTACAACTGCTCCTTCAACTAACGCAAATGGTAAAATTTGGTGGAGAACTGAATCAACAAATGGTTTAAAAGTTTCATTTAAGAAATATTCTTCAACAACAGACAGTTGGGTTACACAAGATATTGCACTTCACTCAAGTCAAGACTCAGCCAACGATGCATTTGGATTTAGTAATAAAGTTGGTGTACATGCCGGATCGGCAACACCACCAAATGGTATTGCAATAGCACACACAGGATCAAGTTTCCCAAGTTCATTAAACGATGGCGATTACATATTGCGTACAGATTATGAACCAAACAGATTATTTAAGAAAGTTGGCAATAGATTTATTAGAATATCAGATGACCATAGAGGTACTTACTCTGCGGCTAATAGAATATTAAATACATTTATTGAAAACACAAACACTAATACAGATAATGCAGATGGCAGAGAGCAACAAGGATTAAGTAAAGCAGTTAAACCTAGGACGGACGTATAATGGCACAATTTTGGTATGATCAACAAATAAGAAGATACTTGTTACAGTTTGTACGTATCTTTAACGGCTTCCAAATTCAAAGTGGTCAAAAAAATGCAGGTGGTACTTCATCACAAGTTTATAGAACCGTACCAATGCGTTATGCAGATATGTCAAGAATGGTTGCACACGTATTACGTGGCAATACAGAAAATGCATTAAACTCTACGCCATTTATGACTTGCCATGTTGCAAATTTAAATGTTGCAAGAGAACGTAGACACGATCCAAAATTAATTTCATCACAGCAAATACAAGAAAGAAAATATGATGCATTAAATGATCAGTACACAGCAGAACTTGGTAACACTTATACTGTTGATAGATATATGCCTGTTCCTTATGATTTAACTATTAATGTCGATATATGGTCAAGTAATACTGAACAAAAATTACAAATATTAGAACAAATATTAACGTTGTTTAATCCAACAGTAGAAATACAAGCAAACACAAATCCACTAGATTGGACAAACATTACAGTTGTTGAACTTATTGATATACAATGGTCATCAAGATCTGTTCCACAAGGTGTTGACTCACAACTTGATATTTCAACTTTAATATTTCAAGTGCCAATTTGGATTAATCCTCCAGCAAAAGTTAAAAAACAATCAATCATACATTCTATTATCAATAGAATACATTTAGATGATAACCTAACTGATCTTGAATATGATAAAAACATGGCAGATTTTTTTGCTCAGTTTAGTAATCTTGAAGAAATTGTAGTTACTCCTCAAGATGCTCAAATTAATGTAACTGGTAATACTGTTAGCTTATTAAATGCTCATGGTGTAAATGAAAATTATTCTTGGAAAGAATTTTTTGAACAATATGGAGAATTCCAGGCTTCAACATCAAAATTAAAATTAAGAAGATCATCTGATATTGAAGATTCAACTGAAGACATTGTTGGTACTATTGCATACAATCCAACAAATGATAATCAGTTAATTTTTACGATTGATTCAGCAACATTACCAACCAACACACAAACAGCAGTGTTAAAAATTATTGATCCTCAAAAAAATTATCCAGGAGATGGTACACTTGCCGCGGCGGCAACAGGACAAAGATATTTAATTATTAATGATATTTCTGGAGGAACACAGAATTGGGGTACCGTAAGTGCTTCAGCTAATGACATTATTCAATTTAATGGCACACAGTGGGAAGTTTCTTTTGATGCAAGTGTAAATGGTTCAACTGTACAATATGTTACTAATACTGCAACAAATTATCAATACAAATGGACCGGCACTGAATGGATCGACACATATCAAGGTACATACAAACCAGGTTATTGGATATTAAATTTATCAGGAACTTAATTGACTAATCCTTAGTATTGTGCTAAAATAAAAAATTATGTATGATGCAGTAGGCGCCACATTCTTATCACAAGATACTAAAAAGTTTTGTCTTAATAAAAGATCAAAACGTGTAAGCAATTCAGGTACTTGGAGTTTCTGGGGTGGAAAAGTTGAACGTGGAGAAACAGTTATAGGAGCCTTAAAAAGAGAAATCAAAGAAGAAGTTGGCTTTGTTCCTAAAATTATAAAAATACATCCACTTGATATCTATCATAGTTCAGATGGTCATTTTATGTATCACACTTTTGTTATTGTTACACCAACTGAATTTAAACCTGAATTAAACCACGAATCACAAGATTACTGTTGGACAAAAATAAATCGCTTTCCTAGACCTTTACATCAAGGTGCACGTAAAACTTTATTAGATAAAAACAATGTTAAAAAACTAAAGTTAATAGTAAATACTATTGACTAGTAATTACTAACAAAAATTATAGGATAAAAACATTGTCACGTATTATTAATTTTGAACAGGCAAAAATTGCCCACGTATTTGAACAATTTTCAAAAGATGGAGTTATTACTGATAACATTCTTGAAAATATAAACCCTCATTTTCATTTTCAAAGTGATATTGACGATGTTTTAAATGAATACTCAGACCGCGATCGTAAACGTTTTTATAAAATTTTAACTGACATTAAAGAAGCTGTAAAACAAATGACCAGTGATGATAATATGAATATTAGATTCCAGCTTGAAGATGAATACTTTGAATTGTTACAAAACTTAGAAACTAATGATTCAGAATACAAAATTCCTTCAATATTAATAAAATATAGAAAAGATATAAATCCTATAAGAGCATTAAAATTTGAACTACAAGAAATAATGTCTATGTGGGAACTAGAAGATGATTATCATAAATGGTTAGTAAAACAATTTAAAAATAAAGATAAAATAAATTCAAGAGCATTGGATGATGTAGAACAAAATGGTATCGTTTTTATAGATGAAATAGATAAAATTACTTCTAGGGCCGATAGAACTGGTGCGGACGTATCAAGAGAAGGTGTTCAAAGAGATTTATTACCATTAATAGAAGGCACTGCGGTTACTACAAAATATGGTGTTGTAAAAACAGATTATATTTTGTTCATTGCATCAGGTGCATTTCATTTATCAAAACCATCCGACATGCTTCCTGAGCTTCAAGGTAGATTGCCTATAAGAGTCGAGCTTGATAGCCTTAGTAAAAAAGATTTTAAACTTATTCTCACAGAAACACAAAATAGTTTGATTAAGCAGTATCAAGGACTTCTTGGAACAGAGAAGGTTGATTTAAAATTTGAAGAAGATGGAATTGATACCATCGCTTCTCTATCTACAGAGATAAATCAGAACGTAGAAAATATAGGTGCTAGAAGGCTCCATACTGTAATGGAAAAACTACTTGAAGAGGTTAGTTATACAGCCTCAGATATAGGCCCTACAGAAATAATAATTAATAAAGAATACGTAGAAAATAGCTTGGGAGAACTTATTAAAAGTCAGGACTTATCAAAGTTTATATTGTAAAGCTCATTTAATTTTTTAATAGTTGTAAAATGAGTATTTTTAAAACCATCAAATTTGAATTACTTATTTTAGCATTAATTACATTAAGTATTTTTGCTACTTTTAATTTAGATCTTTTTTTTTATATTTATTTTATAAACTTGAGTGAGTGGGTAAATGGAGTTTTTCTAAAAGAATTTTTTTCAGAAATAACAAAACTTGGCAGTTCGTCTTGGTATTTTTTTATTACAATAATAGG